AAACAGCGACAATTTATGACATTCAAAGCACCACCATTCATATCACCTGTGTAATTCATTTGTCTTTCTATAAAGCCACCACCAGCAATAGGTGTCATAACTTTGAACTTATCATCTCTGCTAATTGTAGTTCCATTCATTCCCCTATGCCAAGCTCTAGTTCTGTCATCTATCGCACTTCCCCAGCTTTTAACAGGTTTATTTAAACCAAGTTTCCCAGATATTTCATGGTTAGCATAATTCATGGCAGAGTGCGTTTCTGTTCTTGCAATCATAGTGGCTCTGTAAGGTGCAAAAGACCTGTTTTTTTGAATCAACTTTGCTATTTGTGGAATAGATAGTCCATCTGCTATCCCTTTTTTTATAGCTTGTTTTATTTGATTTCTAGTTGTTTGAGATATTTCAGCTACTTTATTAGCTGTAACTCCAGCAATATAACTAGCCACAATGACATCTATATCTTCATCTTCTTCTTGTTTAGTTTCTCGTTGCTTAATTAATCTCTGACTTGCTGTTGTTATGACTAACCTATAATGACCAGATAATATTTTATATAATTGATCGGAAAAATCCTCTATAAAAAGATAATACATATCACCAAGCTCAACATATTCTCGTTCAGCTTTTCTTGATGTTTTTCTTAATAATTTTTTAACTTTTGCGTTTAGACTTTTGGATAGATTTAGATATAGCTTGAGTTGTTCTTTATAGTCCTTACGCCTATTAATCCTTATTTTTGCCATCTATTCAATTATTTCAAAATGCACAGCGTCAATAAAACTCATATCCCTATTCAGTTTGAAATCTCCTGTTACCCAGCTTCCACCCCATCTTATTTTAATGTCAAGGATTTCGCAAACCTCTCCAACCACTCCAGCAACAGCTTCATAATATTCTAGCTCCCAAGTAACTTTGCCATTATCATAACAAACAATGTCAACTGCCTTACCTTGACAATGAAGGGATTTTGCACCAACCTTGCTCAATCCATCAGCTTTTAATTGTTCGGCTCTTTCTAGGCTTCTCATGCCCTCTGTGATACCAAAATCAATCGGTGTGAGCTTAATAACTTCAGTCATTACTAATTTTAAATCTGGGTGTACTGTATTGAGTTTTTCTAGTGAGCCTTTGCCAAATTTAAACATAAGTTACTCCTTTGATGATAAAGGGTGGTCTTTGGGTAATAAATCTAAATCAAACTTACCACCAGAAAATCTTCCACTACTGACTGCTCTTAAAAAGGTATTAACTCTGGCATAAGCCCATTGATCTTCTGACCTTACGCTTGGTCTAACAGATTGTGGATTAGTCCTATAAGCTCCTATGCCACGCTTAAAAACCTTGCCTAACATACTAACCGTTACTCGTTTGCCTTTCTTATCACCATGCTTTTCATTATGCTTATCTACCTTCCCTCGTAAAGCCTTTTCTACCGTCTTAGATAATCCAGCTACTTTGGTTTCTATATCATTATATGACTTTTCTCTCTCTGCCATAATCTGATTTCTTTTCTGCCTTGACCAACTGAATCCAGCGTTTCCTCCCCACAAAGCGATCGCTATACGCCCAGCCGAAGGGTATCCTTTATCTCCTACATTATATCCTTGACCTTGCTTATCTACTTGATGTCTTGAATGGAATGAAAACATTCTAAGAACTGTATCTGGCGACATTCTCTCACCACTTACGATTTGATTTGCACGAGCAACACCCACTTGAGTGCCACCCCTATTGAACTTTTTTCGCCAGTCCAGCCCTCTCCTAGCTTCTTCCTTCATGCCTTCGGTGGCTGTTAAATCTAAATCAGATAAAGCCTTTTCATCTACTCCTATTGTGTCGTGATAGGCTTCATGGCTTCTGCATGGCATAAAAACTGTTTCTCCATCTTCCGTTTTATGTGTATGGCTTCCCTCACAACCAATTACTTTTGCTCTATCTAGTGCTTCTTGTTCTGTGGTAAAAATATCTTCTTCCAGCATTTCTTTAGTTGTCTTTGGCTTTTTCTTTCTTGGGTTATAGCACTTTTCTTCTGAATCTAACCCATATATATCTTCATACTGTTCTTCATAAAACTTAGATTCATCTTCATCTTCGTCTGGCTGTACAGGTGGAGTATCATCTACCTCGCCTAATGGGAATAAGTTTGATGGTACTAATAAGCTATCACCACCATCTATAGGCTCAAGTCCTAGTCGTTCTCTGGCTTCGTTTCTGGTCAAAATACCTTGCTGAACACCTTGACTGACATTGGCAAAGATTTGCTTTCTTTTTTCTGATAATGCGTCAATGCTATCTATATCGTATCTTATGCTTAAATCGCCATCATAGAGTGGAGCTAAGTATTCGTTTAAATCTGATTCTAGTCGTTTTAGTAGAGGTATAATGGTTTCTTCATACAATGATAATCTTGCTTCTGCCACATTCGCATACGTCTGGTCTGCAATACCAACTAATTGAGCTGGTACACCAAAACATAATGCAATCTCTCTGGCTGACATATTCATCAGTTCCAAGAAGTCCATATCTTTTGGATTCAATCCCATCTGTACATAATCAAAGTCGCCTTCTAATAACATTGGTCGCCCAGCATTGGTACTTGATGAAAACCTAGTTTCCAAGTCTTGTAACAACATGGCTCTCTGATCATCTGTCAAAGTGGCAGACATACCTGTTTCATCTTTGGGTTGGAACTTCAACATAGCTGATGGTGTACAGCCATTTTTTAACAAAGCAACATTATGCAACCCAGCCATATTGTGCTGGTCAATGTTATACGCTGACGCAACAATAGGAGATAACCCATAAAAATCATCTAATGGATTCCATAGCTTAATGTGTTTAAGCTGTGAATAACCTGTTAATGGATTTACTTCATATGAGTTAATCAACTTATTATCTATCTTATATTGATAGGCTTCTGGAATCATAGATGTTCCTGTCTTGATATGAATCCTGTCTGGTCTAAGCAAATATAATTCTGTCGGAGCAGTTGTGTCTTTATCTTTAATCATGTAAGAGTTACCAGATATTAAAAGATAACTTATCAAAGAATGAAAATATTCTACTCCAGATTGCAACGGATTTGGTCTTTCCAGTAAAGATATCAATGGGTGGTTATCTAATTGATTATCTCCAGAAAATACTTTTATCTTAACTGCACTTGCGTTGTTCGCAATCATACTCACAGATTTATATACTATGGCATTGGATTGATAACCTTGTTGTGCTTGCTCTTGATACTTTCTTATGCCTTTACCTTGATACGCTTGTATTTTATTAAACATCACTCTCGGAGCTTCTTTGGTTTGCATTTGCTCTGTTTGTTTTCTAAACCTATCAAATAATCCCATTATATAATCCTCAACTGATTCTAAAAATTGCTCTGCCAGAATTCATGAGTGAGCTAATTCCCCACACAAGTGCGTCAAGCCTGTCTGGACTTTTTACTGTGTCTGGAGTGTAACTGCACATCTGTTCTTCTAACTCCTTAAAATATCCCACATGGTGAACTTTACCTTGTTCATACAATGCACTTATCGGCTCTGCTCTTAACATCTTTCCCCTTGTCGCCCTAACAGATGAATAAGGCACATTTACATCTTGCACTCTTAATAACTTTTCTATTAAGTCGCCACCATTGTTGACCTCACAGACTATTCTATCTGCGTCAAACTTATAATACAACTCAATAGCTCGTTTTATCCATACATCAGGACTGAATACACCAGATTTATCCTCTAAAATATAAAAATGATTATCAATACCACGACCAGCAACAACAATTCCTGTTTCATCTGAATTAGAATTAGCTGTTACGGCTGGATCAACAGCAATCACAATCCTCTGCATATCTGGTGTAACTTCTATTCTGCTCTGTTCTATGTTGGCACTATTAAATAATGCACCTTCTACATCTTCCAATATCTCTGCGTAAAGTTCTTGCCTTCCAAGTCTTGTTCCCTCATATCTTTCTTTCAACATTTTTATAGCAGATGGAGCTAAATTCTCTACGTTATCAAATGTACTTCCTTTTATTATTTTGGTATCTGATCTGACTGCAAGTTCTTTGATTAACTCGGTTGGTCTGGGTGTTGTGGTAATAATACATTTAGGACTTTCACCTAATCGTAAAGCCATCATTAAGTTATCAAATGTTTCTCTGTATCGCCAAGAAGCTAATTCATCACACCAAACTCTGTGGAACTGTACTCCTCTTAATCTGTCTGGTTCTATCGCTGGAAAGCCGATAATCTTACTGCCATTATAAAATTCTATCTCATTAGCTGATTTGTTATAGCCTGAATCATTTAATAAACCTTTATCTAATATGCCTAATAAACCAGATTCACCAGCAAAACAAACTCTTTTTAAGTCGCCATATGTTGGAGCAACTACACCACAAATAACATTTGAATTTAGTAAGCAATATTGAATTATATCCATGCTTCCGCACTTTGTCTTTCCCCACCCTCTGCCACAAAGATATAAATTTATATTTATATTATCTTCATCAACAACTATTTGATTCTTTCTAGCTTTGATATACCAATCAGTTAATAGTAGTGTCGCTGTCTTTTTCTGCGAGTTTAGCTCTTTGAATGTCTGTGATAAGTTCTTTGAACTTGTCATCTTGCTCTGTGCCATCTTGAATCTCCAATACTTGTTTTTCAGTCCATCTAGCTTGTGTTTTTAGCCAGAATATACATGCTGTTTT